AAAAACTCCACGTCGTATTCAACCCACAGCTTTCCCCAATTCACGGCCGTTCCATCGGTCGTGCACACGAAAAGCTGCGCCGCATCATAGGTCTTCACGTCGGTGCCTGCAGGTACCGCGCCCGTACGCACGAACTTCTTGGGACCGATGGAGAACATTGCTGAGGGCCGCAGCTCACAGCAAATGTCCTTCCAAGGCGCATCCTCTTCAACGTCCTCGTACGAGCTCGCAACCTGCTCCGAAATCGGCGCGGAATCCTCCGCGTCGTAATCCGGAACCAACATGCATGACCCAGGCACTCCCGTGCCCGTGCGCGTGTAGTAGCAGTAGCGCAGCTTGTTGAAGCGATACGTCTCCCACGCCTGAGCCTGCGTCGACAACCACGGAAAACTCGCAGGGAGTCCCGGATTGACGGCGAAAGTCAGAGGCACAGCAAACGCAGCGCTTCCCACCACGCTACCAATCAACTCACGATGTACAATGCGGCAGTTGTCACGGCTTGCCTGAATACGCGGAGCACGCTGGCTCTGGGCACTCGAGTACGCAGCCGCGGCAGCTGTCTGCCGACCAGCACCAGAGGTCATACCACCAACTCCGGAATTCTGCGCGCGCGTCTTCGAACGCGTGCGACTCGACACCGGGGCTGTGGTCGTCCTGTTTCCCACACCCGCCATTGAACGATCTTTCTTGCTCTGGGCCAAGCGCGCATTGCGCTCAGCCGGGGGCAGACCACTCCAACGCTTCTTCATCTCCGCCACACGGAGGACTTTTATGGCGCCCTGCAGCAATGGACAATCAACGCCATAAAGCAAAGGCAAGGAAAAAAGGTCCTCTTCCGAGGAAAACCTCCCTTCTACCTTCGTGTGCAAAGAAAAAAGCTGACCTTCAGTCAATCTAGCCGCAAGCAACGCCCGAATCGCCGGCGTGATACTAATCTTAGATAAGTAGTCATCCAAGAGTTCATTCACGTCCGCGAAATCGGAGTACCACGGCCAAAGACACAATCTAAGGCCAAGCAGGTGAGCTACACAGGACTCCTCAAAGGACAAATTGTCATTTACACGGATCCAATTACGGCTACTAAGCAACTTACCACGATTTCCAGCGGCCACCACGATATCACTACCCATGGTCCTCCGCTCTCGAAGATGATGAGACAAAAAGACAATGTCCATCGGCGACCTCGCTTCGGCCACGTCAAACTCAATCCGCACATTGAATTGCTCCAAGTGCTTCTTAAGATCGGCAATGGTCACGGCTGGATCGTCAAAGGATATCGCCAAATCGTCTCCGTTGATCAGACACCGACACCAGTCTTCCATGTCCAGTTCCGGATGCTTCTCCTGGCAGAAGTCATTCACGGCACACCAAAAGTACAAGCTCGTATCCATGCTCGTATTCTCCCAACCAGACTTATTATGCATCATTTGGTACACAACCCCTTCCGAGATCACATGCCCACAATACACAGAGTCATACAGGTGGTCAACACAAGCATGAAGTTCCTTAGGCAAAAACTCTTTCCGAACGTCTCGAATCACTCGAGCCACACCCAAATTAAACCTCTGATCAGTGCCAGAACCGTCAGCGTCAAACGCATTCGAGCCTAAGCTCAAAACCGCTCGCACGAAGTTCGGTCCCGGCACTTGGATCCCAAGAGTAATAGGATGTTTCCCAAGGTTCGCAACGATCTTCTCGTTTTGCTTAGCGAAACACACTTTGCTCGCCAAAAGATGGTCCAAACCAGACGCAGCAAAAGGCCTCGTGCTCTCGCACGCGACCTTCTCTGCCAAACGCAACTCGTCCTTCAAGGTCAAGGTGAACGGCACCCAGTGCTTATCACCCACCAGCAGCATCTTCACATTCTCACGGATCTTATCGCCAAACCGCAACAAAGCTTCGGCTTTCGAATCAGATCCATAATAATATGGGTAGCCAGCCGACTTCTCCATGTTCAAGAGATCCACGCTATCTTCATACGTCGTGACATTGTCACCAAACCACACAGGACTCATCTTCAAAGTAAGAAACTTCTTCATACGAACAAGTCTTTCCTCCGGAAAAGGTCTTAATGGTTCAGCAGCCTTAGCCACGCCATTGATTAACGCTTGTCTTGTCATAGCAGAAGGAAGATACGCTGTAGCTATGCTATCGCTCCACGGGGCTTGAACGAAATGGGACTTTCCAATGGGCCTGAACTGGACATACCCAACCACCTGCAACGGCAAAACCGTAGGATGGACAGGCGCCCCTGCAACCGCCGCTGGCACCAGCGGAACGGCCAGGGGCTCACTCAGTTTTTCGGCTGAGCAGCCAGCAACTTGGCATTGACAGGAATGCCACAGTTGTTTCGGTTCGGCGCCCCCTCAGAAAAGTGAACTCCAACACAGCAACTGTTGGTGTTCAAGTACACTCCAC